GTGGTGGCATGCAACACATGTGAATTTGTCCCACCTTGTCGAGTTAGATGCATGGTATGATTCATGGATTTTTGACTGGATTGCGTGGGTTCCTGCCTACATTGTAGAGTGTCCCATGTTCGTATGGACAGTTATATATTTTAGACGTCACAACTATGTTGACCGCTACTGGAAGATTCTTTTCCTGTATTTATGGTGTTTTGCTGTATCATATGCTTGGATAGTTAGAGGTTACTACATTAGTGGGATCATTTCTTTCTATGTAACATGCTCTGTTATCGCCATTTTATACCACTGGGAACGTCAAGCTGTTCGGAATGAATTATTGCGGCGTTCTAATACTGCACCTGCATTTATCCAATTCGCACGCAGCCGTGCAGGCTTGGCCCTTTTGGGTTCGGCATTTGCCTTATACTATATTGTCAAACACATTCGCAGGATGAAAGATGTTTTGTATCCACAAGGCAATCTCAGTCCCACTAGCATGGCTGATGTAGCCGCTCGTGATGCTGAACCTGATATGTGGGCAACACCCTTTATTAGTGCTTTACCCATGAGTACAGCCTCGAAGACTACCACTTCCGCGGACTTAGCTGCTCTATGTGCTAGTTCCGTGGTCTATGTGGAAAGTGAAAAACATTTTGTACGAGGTTTTTTGATAGAAAGTAATTTTATGATTCTACCCACACATTTTGTTCTTAAACATTTTGAGAAATCACCAGAATTTACCGTTCAATGCAGATCACGGTCTCCTAAGGTCACAGGCGGATATTTTCGTGACACCATTTCGCGTGAATATGCTGTTGGCATACCAAATACTGATTTTACGTTAGTTTGGGTACCAAGTGCAGGTAGCAGGAAATGTATGACACGATTCTTACCACTTGATAAACCCTGTTCTGCCGAAGGCATATTTGTATATAAATCTAAGGAAGGAGATTGTGAAATGTTTAGAACTCTTTTTTCTGCGCAAAAAGTTTCACATCGTACATGTGCAAATTTCCAAGGTGGTGTTTATAATCTACCTGTGGAAACGCAGGATGGCATGTGCATGAGCCCCATAGTGTCCGTTGGACGTGGGTCTACCATTTTAGGGTTTCATCTATGTGGCTTTGGAGTAAAAGGTGGCGCTGGATATTTGTCTCAAGACATGGTTCGGAGTGCTATTTCAGAAATGTGCTCCAAGCCTGGTGTTGTACGGTTGTGCAGTGAAGGTGATATGCCGGAAGAACAATATGGAACAAAGCTTGTTGAGTCTACTGACATTCATCACAAAAGTCCCGTGCGATATTTGACACCGAATACTAGTATTGAAGTGTATGGTAGTATGTCTGTTCGAAGTACACCTCGTAGTATTGTTGTACCCACATTGATTTCTCCCCATGTATCAGAAATTTGTGGTGTACCTCAGAAGTGGGGTCCACCCAAACTGAAGGGTGACAATGTATATCCATATCAAGTCGCTTTGGAACAATTAGCCCATCCGTCATTGAGTTTGGGTGGTGTTGTTAGCCGCGCCGTGGAGAGTTATATGGCGCAATTTGATGAAATATTCACTCGCTTACCCGAATTAATGGATGCTCGGCCTCTTAATCAAGTGGAAACTGTTAGTGGATTGAAAGGTAAGAGATTCATAGATCCTATGAATTTTTCTACTTCACCAGGGTGGCCTTTGAGTGGTAAGAAGAGGGATTATCTGGTACAGTGTGACCCAGAAGAATTTCCTGATGTTGGTTTTCCACAATCTTTTTCAGAAGAAATATGGGATGAGGTAGATCGGACATGTGAGATTTTACGAAAAGGAGAACGCTGCTACTTTGTGTGGAAAGCTTGTTTAAAAG